GTCACACCAGAAGAAGGTGCCAAATGGCATTTAATTCAGACACTGGCAGGTGATCAAACAGATGGTTATTCAGGTGTCCCTGGTATCGGAATCAAAAGAGCTGAAGCTTTATTTGAAAAAGATGGTTACTCCTGGCAAACAGTAGTCAAAGCATTTGCAGAAAAAGATCTTAGTGAAGATGTTGCTCTACAAAATGCACGACTAGCTAAGATCCTCACTAATGATGACTATGACTTTGGAAGACAACGACCCATCCTTTGGTCCCCCGATGCCGATTACAGAGTTAACGATGGAGCAATCGTTCAAGATGAGACGACTGCAAGATCTCCTGCTACAGGCTAAAAAAGAAGATATTATTACCATTTTTGTGTCATTACAACACCAAAACTTTGTACTTTCTAACACCATTTCAAATTTAATAAAAAAATGGCCAACTCACCATCCTACTACACCCGAGGATCAATAGAAGTCTGGGATTTTATTAGAGATCAAAATCTAAACTATCATCTTGGGTGCGCCATTAAATACATCTGCCGTGCTGGATATAAAGACTCGGCAATTGAAGATCTCAAAAAAGCTATCCACTATTTAGAAAACGAATTGAATCATGTTGTCCGATCAAGCAATCGAGTTCCGAAGAGCGTACAATATACAGAACTCCTTGACTTCGAGGGAGAGACAGAAACGTTTGATCGTTGAGGAATTTAAGGAATTTATTGAAGCTGAATACAACATGAAGTTCATGGAAATTAAAACCAGAGCTGATTGTTTGAAAGAGCTAGCTGATTTGGTTTACGTTTGTTATCAATATGCAGAGAACATGAATTGGGACTTGGATCATGCAATGGTCCGTGTCCATGAATCAAACATGTCCAAACTTGGAGAGGACGGCAAACCGATCTACCGTGAAGACGGTAAAGTCCTTAAAGGACCTAATTATCAACCACCTGATTTGTCTGATCTAGTCTAATGTCTAATTTTATTTCTCGTACTGGTCGTGTCCAAAGCTGGATTGACGACCCTGAATCTCGGTTGCCTGTCAGCTGCACTGTGTTTGTAGTTGATGACTCTATGGAGGGTCCTGAAGGTATTGAAGCGTCTTGGCGGTTTGTTAGCCACGCTTTACGGTATGGAGCTGGTGTAGCTGTTCACCTTACTAATCTACGACCAAAAGGTTCAGAGAATGGTAAAGGTTTGACTGCTAGTGGTCCAGTATCTTTTGGTAAAATTTACTCGACACTCAATGAAATCCTTCGGCGTGGTGGTAAATTCAAAAACGGCGCTGTGGTGTTGCATATTGATTGCGACCATGAGGATATTTTGGAGTTTATCACAACTCCCCGCCATGAGCTTCCTTGGGTCAAACGATGTATCAACATCAACGATGACATGTGGAAACAGACCCCGTACAAACGGGAAATCCTTCAAGGCATTGCCTCTGGTGACATCTGGTTAAACAAAATCAAGTATGACAAAAACGGCAACAGGGTACGAGGTAATGTTTGCCTTGAAGTGTACCTGCCAAGCCGAGGAACTTGTCTATTACAACATATCAATCTGGGTGCCTGCGAATTCGACGATATTCCACGAGCTTTTGCAGAAGGCATGGGTCAATTGTGTGCACTGCACTCAACCACTGGAGTTGAAAAATCGGGTGAATATCTCTCGCCTGACATCGACCGACAAGTTGGACTAGGTATGCTTGGTCTGGCTAACCTGTTGCGTCGTGTAGGTGTTAGCTACGAACAATTCGGACGTGCACTTGAGCAGTACAACAAAGGTGAAATCGTACAAACACCAGCATTTGAGTTGGTATCACAATTTGCAAGTGGGATTGAATCAGCAGCGAGTATTGCACGACAGTTTAATATGGATCGTGCATTTGCTATTGCTCCCACCGCTAGCTGCAGTTACCGCAGCAAAGACATCGACGGCTACACTTGTACGCCAGAGATTGCACCACCTATTTCACGTCATGTTGATCGAGATTCTGGCACCCTTGGTGTTGAGTCATATGATTATGGCGCTGTAGAAATTGCATCAGAAGTTGGCTGGGACGCTTACAAGCGTGTGGCTGATGGACTGATGACAATGCTTGATCGCACTGGGCTTCTTCATGGGTATAGCTTCAATAGTTGGAGTGATGTTGTTACATATGACAACGCCTTTATCGAAGAGTGGCTGAATAGTCCCCAGACTAGTCTCTATTACGCACTTCAAGTAATGGGAGATACGCAGGATAAATCTTCTGCTTATGCTGCTTTAGATGAAAGCGAAGTTGACGATTATCTTGCCTCACTTTTTAATGATGAAGAATTTACCTGTGATTGTCAAGAATGAAGAATCCTTATCAAAAACTACTCGAACGCAAGAGGACTTGGACACCTGTAGCTACTACCAAAGGGAACTGCAAGGAGGGTGCGGAGGAGGCTCTTCTCCGTGCTCTTGCCTTGCGGCATATGGAACTACCTGTGGGAGATTTTATCCGTGATGCGCTCGCCTCTGAAATTCCATCTTTGGCTAGGGAGGTCTTGGAATCCAACGTCCAAGATGAAATTAAACACGATCTCGCTTTGGGTTATGTCGCCGATGCTTGGGGTATTGATCCGAAAGTTGAAAAAGAAGCCTTTGCATTGCGTAATGCCTGGACAGAACATCCTGATCACACTATCGTTAAAGCGATGGTTGCTGAACGTTCAATCTTTTTCGTCCTATTACCCTTCTTTAGGTTTAATGGTGACGCTGGGATGAGAACCGTATCTGCTGATATTAGTCGTGACGAACAAGTACATGTTGCAGTTAATAGTCTCGTTACTCGCGAGCTGGGGTATAGCATCAGTCCTTCTCTTGATAAACTCCGTAAGGCAACTATCAATTGGGTAATGCAACCTCTCGGTAAACATGCCGATAAATATTTGGACAAAAAATTTTGGCTGGATTCTAGTGATCGGCTAATGTATGAAGGTAAGGCGCCAGAGCTTTCTGACACACGACGTGCACGAATGCCTGCCTTCTTTGAACATGCAAACCAAAACCTCCCTCAGTATGCTTAACTTAGGTCTTACTTTTGAGGGTCTACTTGGTGAACTTGATCAGAAGTTCCCATTAGAAAACCCCCACCCAGACAATCAAATCACCCACATTATGTTTCGTGCTGGTCAACGAAGCATTATCGATTGGATTAAACAACGTATTCAGGAGGAATCATGAATCAAGGTGACCTTTACATGGGTTCAACCTATGGGATTGTTGGATACACTAAGAAAGGTAAACCTATTTATGGTCATACCGCACTCCCACCATCTGCAACTCAAGCACCACCACAACCCCAGCAATCCCAATACAAACCACCGGTAACTAAGCAACCTAATGCTAACCTCGCTTCGACACAGCAAGGTATTAAAAGTCCACGTAAACCACAACGTCGTGGTAACATTTCCCAGTTTCTCATCTCCCTTGCTCAAGCACAGCAAGTGGGTGCAGGAGCTGGCTCACCTTTAAACATTGGTTAATTAAATGACTGCTAAATCAAGGTACGATTCTCTTAGCGCCAGCCGCACTTCGTTTCTTGACATCGCTGTTCAATGCTCTGAGCTTACACTTCCGTATCTTATCCAACGTGATGAGATGCGTATTACCCACAAGTCCCTTACACAACCTTGGCAAAGCGTAGGTGCTAAAGCAGTTGTTACGTTGGCATCTAAGTTGATGCTAGCGTTACTGCCTCCGCAGACTACGTTCTTTAAGTTACAGATTGCTGATGACAAGTTAGGTACTGAGTTACCTGCTGAGATTCGTAGTGAGCTGGACCTTAGTTTTGCTAAACTTGAGCGTATGGTTATGGATTCGATCGCTGCTTCTAGTGATCGTGTCACTGTACACCAAGCCATTAAACATCTTGTTGTTGGTGGTAACGCTTTGTTGTTTATGGGTAAAGAGGGAATTAAGCATTACCCTTTGAACCGTTATGTTGTAGAGCGTGATGGTAATGGTAACGTAATTGAAATCGTTACTAAAGAACTTATCAACAAAGATCTCCTACCAAAGGAGTTGACTAAAGATAAACTGACTAGTCAAGACAATACTGTCAATACACTCAATGATGTTGAAGTTTACACTCACTGTAAATTAGATAACAATCGATGGGTATGGCATCAAGAAGCATTTGATAAAAAGATTCTTGGCACAGAAGGTAAAGCTCCTAAGGATGCGTCGCCTTGGTTGGTGCTGAGGTTTAACTCCGTTGATGGAGAAAACTATGGACGAGGTAGGGTAGAGGAATTTATTGGTGATCTACGATCCCTTGAAGCACTCTCTCAGGCTATTACAGAAGGCTCTGCAGCAGCTGCTAAAGTAGTCTTCCTGGTGTCCCCCTCATCTACTACTAAACCCCAGACGCTGGCCAAGGCAGGCAACGGTGCGATCATCCAGGGACGACCTGATGACGTAGCTGTTGTACAGGTTGGTAAGACTGCTGACTTTGCCACAGCTTTGCAGCAAATGCAAACACTTGAACGTCGTATTGCTGAGGCATTCCTTATCATGAATCCTCGTAATGCAGAACGTGTGACTGCAGAAGAGATTCGTCTTACTCAGATGGAGCTTGAAGCACAACTTGGTGGACTGTTTAGTTTGCTAACTGTTGAGTTCCTTGTCCCCTATCTTAACCGTAAGTTGCTAGTGTTGCAGCGTAGCGGGGAGCTTCCAAGGTATCCTAAGGATCTAGTTAAACCTACTATTGTTGCTGGTATCAATGCACTTGGTAGAAGTTCAGATCGTGAAGCACTGACACAATTCATTATGACAATTGCTCAGACGCTTGGACCTGAAGCAATGATGCAGTACCTTAATCCAGACGAAGCTATTAAACGTCTGGCGGCTGCACAAGGTATCGATGTTCTCAACCTTGTGAAGTCGATGGATCAACAACAACAAGAAGCACAGCAGAACATGCAGATGCAACAACAGTTGGAGATGACCAAACAAACTGGTCAGATCCTTAACTCTCCCCTTGCTGATCCTACTAAAAATGAGAACGCTGACATTGCTGCCAATCAAATGATGGGTACTGATGTCGTACCACCTTCCACACCACCTATTCAATAATGGCAGAAGTATTTACATCTGATAATAGTGTGCCTGCAGAGGTTATGTCATCCATGGCTGCTGAAGAGGCAGACTCTCTTGCTATCGGTGAAGAACTAGAGCAAGCACATAACGAAAAACTTGCTGGTAAATATAACAGCACTGAAGAACTTGAAGCAGCTTACCTTGCACTTCAGAAAAAGCTAGGCAATCAAGAGGAACAAGTTGAAGAAACTCAAGAGCCTGAATCTGATTGGCTGCAAGATGCCTACTCTAGTTATCTAGAGACTGGCAAGCTTGACCAACAGGCTGCACAGAAACTGAATGAAATGTCATCAGTAGATGTGTTTGAAGCTCTGTCTAAATCACAACCTCAAACTGTTTCACGGGATCTCTCTGAATCAGAAGTGTCTTCCATTTACGATAGTGTTGGAGGACAAGAGACGTATGCTAATGTAATCAATTGGGCTAAAGAAAACTTTAGCTCAGATGAAATTGAAGCGTATGACGCTATGATTGAGAACGGTAATATGTCTCAAATTAAGTTTGCTGTTAAAGGACTTTACTCACAATACACTGACGCTATGGGATCCGAAGGGAACATGCTGCAAGGTAAACCTGCAGAAGCACAAAGCACTTTCCGTAGTCAAGCGGAGCTTATTCAAGCTATGAATGATCCTCGTTATGACAATGATCCTGCTTATCGTCAAGATGTTATTGACAAACTTAGTCGTTCAGAGGTATCCTTCTGATGACGACTGTTACTGAAGACGGCAACCGTTACAACATCTACGCAAAAGAACCACCTATTTACATGGACCCTAACTATCTCGAATCTCACAACGAACGCGCCGAGCGTCTCAATGGCAGGCTTGCCATGCTCGGTGTGATGGCTGCGCTTGGAGCGTATGCCTTTACTGGTCAACTTATTCCTGGTATTTGGTAATGCCTAAAGACGGTCTTTACGCAAACATCCACGCCAAACGCAAACGCATTGCTGCTGGTAGTGGAGAAAAGATGCGGAAACCTGGGAGCAAAGGTGCTCCTACCGCTGAAAACTTTCGCAAGTCTGCTAAGACTGCAAAGAAAAAATGAAACCCTAAACCATCCTATTTATTATTATGATTGAATGTCCTCAATGTACTCCCGCTGAGCAATACGTCCTAGAGCAACTGCAGTTAAAAGCGGAGATCAAAGATAAAGTTGCCTTGGCGGTAGTCATGGGTAACATTCAACAAGAAAGTAGGTTCCAATCTAAAGTCTGCGAAGGTGGAGCAATTGTACCTTATGATCGCTGCCTTCGTGGTGGGTATGGTTTAATTCAATGGACTACTCCAAGACGTTACTACGGTCTTGGTAGGTTCTGTAAACGCTACGGGTGTGATCCTAGTAGTCTGGAGGGACAGACCCGTTATATGATTAACGAGCTTCAGTTTCGACATGAGCTTAATCATTTCCAGACTAATCATCAACAACTTTCTTATTACATGAACGCTGCCTACTATTGGTTAGGTTGGGGTATCAAAGGTAATAGAGAAAGATACGCATATTCATTTTTAAACAAACTTAAATGACAGCTACTATC